TATTCCAGATATATTTTGTATTCTACCCAAAAGATCAGAATTATTTATTTTGTCTTTTGCTATATTAAATATTGATTGGCCCGCACCAAAGTCTCCACCAATTCTTGGATTTTCTGATGTGCTTCCAGTAAGATGTTTTCCACCTACACCTTTTTCAGCAACGGGAATAATTGCTTTTTGACCAGTTAACCTTCGTATAAATCTTGCCGCCCAAACATCAATAGTTGCATTACTATCTTGGCCTGTTAAATTTTTCATAAACTGAATTGTCTTTGGTGATTTACCAGCTTCAATTCTTCCAAACATTCCCATTAAAGCTTCTGTCGCTGCTAGAGAGTTTGTGTTGTACAATTTACCAGCTGCATTTCTAAGCTTTGGAAAATCATCTATATCTTCTAAAGAAAGTTTTTTATTACTTACTGTTTGTCCAGCATCAATTCTTGCTTTGTAAGCTGCTATCTCTTTATCAAATTCACCAGAAGAATATCTTTTCATGATATCCATTGTTACATTCATGTTGCTTTCTACTTTAACACCAGGTGATGTAGCTGCTGTAACATCCATAACTGTATCAGTCATGCCGCCAAAAGTTTCTCTATTTGATCCAGCTACATCTCTGTACCAGCCCGCTTGTCCAATAATATTGATAGCTCTTTCATCACCGCTTTCGGCAAGCTTAACAATTTCCTCTACTTCATTAATTAGGTTATCAGATACTTGCTCAAAGTTTTTAGGATCACTAAAATTATACTCTGGTTGTTTATATTCTATTTTACCATTTCGTTTGTTAAACTTTTTAAACTCTAGCTCTTCCCATCCGTCATTTGGGTTTCTTTTTTTGTATTCTTTGTATTTGTCTTCAATAACTTGATCTTTGTATTGTTTAAAAAGTTTAGGATCGCCCTTTGAAAGATTTCTAAGAGTTTGTATTTCTGTTTTCCTTAATGGATTAATACCTTCAGGAAAAACAAACCCACTATGAAATGTGCTTGATTGATTAGGAAAAGCTTTTAGGGCTTGATTTAAAGTCATATAGACAGCTGGAGCATATTTAAATGCAGCAGCTAAACCCGTACCAGCAGCTATTCCCGTTACAGCAGATTTACCAAGTTGACTAAAATTAAAGTCTCCACGCACACGCTCTAAATAATCTTCATTTAATTCTACAATAAGGGCTTCATCAAGAACACCATTCTCTGAATTTTCTTGAGCTAAAGCTATTTTTTCTCTGATTGCTGTATCATCAATATCAGGATAAATCTTAAACATAATTTCAGCGTTTTCGTTTGTTGCTTCCCAATCAATCTCATCCCATAGATGACTTAATATGTATTGTTTTTGTAGTTGAGTATCATAAGCACTCATAAATACTCCGCCTTCAATAGCACCAATACCCATTATGCCTAATTTACTACTAGCAATTTTTCTTCCAAATAAGGTATTTAAACCTCCCCATGTAGCTCTTGCTATGCTCGTAGCAGTTCCAAGATTGACTGGGTCTATAATCGCTTCACCAATAGATTTGGTTATTAAAGTAGCGTCACCTGGTCCTCTTCTTTTTCTTCCCGCAAAATAACTATCTTCTAAAGCTAAAGGTTCTCCTAGACTATTTTTTTCATTAAAATAATCTTCGTAAGCCATAATTCCATGACCATTAGCTATAGCAATAAGTTGATCTTCTGGGGGTAATGCAGAAAGATTAGCCCAATTAACAACACCTTTTGTTAAATTGTGTTTATTGCTATTAACGTGCTCTATAAGCATAAGATTTTTATCTTCAGTGGTAAGTTCTTCGTCTTCTTTTAATGCACCTCCAAAAGGCGAAAAAGCTGATACACTTGTCCCATAATTAACCTGGTTAGAGCCTAGCCTTGCACTATCGCCCATGATGCCGCCATCAATTAATAAATCAGAAACAAACTCTAAACCTTCATCTTGAAGAAAGGTTGTCCAGCCAGCTGTATCATAAGAATTTTCAGCACCTTCTAAAACAACATTATCATTATCAATATTGTTTAAAAGTTCATCCTGGTTGTAACCTTCATTAACTAATGCTTGGCCCATTTCAGAGTTCATAAAGTCTTTGTGTTTTTGAGTTTTGCCATCACCAATATCTATTGCATCTTGGGCTATATCATTCGCATTAAGTATAAAAACCATTATTTAATTCCTTTAATTTGATTGATTTTCTTGCCTGTGTCTGTTTTTTCAAATGCTGTAACCGCATCAATATTTGTTTTTTCAGCAGTTGCATTATATGCTTTTGCAGCAAGTTCTTCATAGTTTAATTCGCTATCACCTTTGCCAATTTCTTTATTGTCCTTTTGATTAACATTTTCATTCCATCCAGATTGAACCTGAATAGATTTTAATTTTTCATCAGCAAATACTAAAGCACCTAAAGGAAAAGAACCTAATTCTGCTCTTTTTTTAATAGCATCTCTAGCACTTCCAACAGTTAAGCTGGTCCATTTTGTTGGATCATTACCTAATTTTTCAAGAAGAAACCCTGGTAATGTTAAACCAAACTCTCTCCAATCTTGATTAACATTTTTTCTGTAATAATTTTGAGCTTGAGCTCTTGCTACTTCTGGTGTCATTTCGTATTTACCACTCCAGATAAGCCTATCGTAATAATCTAAAGTTGCTTGTTGTAAGGTTAGGTCTTCATATCTAGGTATAGAACCACTACCAAAATCCATATTATAACCAATAGAAGCTTCAAGCTGATCTTTGTTATTATTGTAAAGATTAAACTGCTCATTATTATTTATTGCAAATTGTATAGCACCAATCATTTGTTGTTGGCTTTCTGTTTTAAATCTTGCACTATGTTTGGCAAAGTCTTTTTGTATTGCTATAATTTCTTCAATAGAAGTTGCTTGTGATAGTTTTGTCATCAATTCTCTTTTATAATTAAAATCATCAACATCATACTGACCCTTTAATCTTTGCAATAATTGATCTCTTTGTGTGCCTGTTATTTTAATTGTTCTATTTTTGCCATATTGATCTGTGAACTCTCTGCCATTAACAAGAAGGTCTTCAATAGTAGCTGTTGTAACTTCTTCTAAACCACCTACAATGTCTTGAATAATTTCCTGTTCCATAGCTTCTTGACTATCAGTAATAAAATCTTCTTCAGCTGTTTCTATTTTATTTTCTAAAGATAGAGCTCTATTAACTTCTCTTGTTCTTGCGTCATCAAGCTCTTCAATTCTTTTACTAATAGCATCTGGAGATAATCCATATTCTAAATTATTATATTTTGGATTAGCTCTTAAATCTTGCATTAACATATCATACGCTGGTCCTACTTTATCAAAAGCTAAACCAACAAATTCGTTTTCTCTAAGATCAATTTCTCTTTTCAAAAAATCTTGCCAATCTTTAATTTCAAGTTCTGCTGCTGCGGCTGGTGTATATGTGCTTGTTGCAGCAATATGTTCATACTGACTAATCCCTACTTTCGGATCAATACCTTGTGATAACTGTTTTAAATAATAAGTATCGCTCTGAGGGTTCACATCTAAACCAAACTGATTTAATGCAGTTGTATATAAAGAAGTTAAATCATTATTTTTTGTTGCCTGAAGCATTGTGTTAACTTGCAATTTATTATTCTTATCAAATGCAAATTTTGTATTTTCTATTGTTTCAGCAGTTACTGTTTTATGAACACCCTTAGTAGATGTTGCAAACATATTTATTAATTCTGATGTAAGAAGTCTTTTTACAGCTTTGTTTGATGGTGGTTTAAAACCTTCTGTCCCAGCGAAATTTCTTGTTGCATCAGTTTTCGTAGTGTTATCATAATAACTATATGAAAAATCACCGCCATTTAAAATAGATGTTCTAAAGTTTTCTAAATTTTTATTATGATAACTATCTCTATCTAATAAAGTTTTACCAAGAGACACTGTTTCAAGTTCAGATGTTATTGTGCTTACCCTTTGCAAAATTTCTGAAGCTTCAATAGCATCTCTCATTTGCTTTTCTTTTTGAGCAAATTGATTAACAACAGCTCCAGCTTGTTGAATTGCTTGTCCTATTTGTGCCCCAGCTGCATCACCAGCAGATAGTGCACCAGGGTTAGCAGTAACGCTCAAGCCAATACTTCCGCTTTGATTTGTTTGCTGAAGCTCATTATTAAATGTAGGAATTTTAACCATTTTTATTACCCATAGCTAGCGGCTTGTGAAACACCGCTTATTAGTGAAGCTCTACCTGATGCGTAACCAGCTGACTTAGCAGCTTGTCCGTATTTTACATTAAGGTTAGAGCCCATTCTTTGTTGTAAAGCTTCTTCGTTTAATTTTGATTGTTCTATTCGTGTATTGTATCTTTGAATATCAATTTGATCTTGTGCTTCTCTTGCATTTTCAAGCATAATTTCAAGACCAGTTCCAGTATCAGAACGAAAACCACTTTTATGAATTGCGACTTTTGCTGAACCTTCAAACTTTTTATAATTTTTTCTAAACCTTTGAATATCATATTCACTTTGTCGGCCCATTAATAATGCTTGAGCGTCTAATACTTTTGCATTTCTTTGATTTACTTTTGCCTGATACTCATAAGCTTCTTGTTGTTTTTTGCCCGCTTTTTTTGAAGAGTTATAAGCCATAACTCCGCCAGCGATACTTAATACAGGTGCTAACCAACCCATTAGAACAACCTCCTATAATTAATGTAATCTGAACCATCTGGTCCATAGTGTTTAAAAAAACCATCCTGAATAAAACCTAAAATCTTTATTGATCTTTGAGCTCTGATCCAGTCAGCGTGTACTTGTGTTTGTATTCGTTTAATATTTTTTTCTCTAACAAGAATAGGTATTTGTCTTTCAACAAACCTAATAATCTTTAATCCATCCTTGTGGACTTTATTTGTTCCAAAGAACCATATATGCCAATGGCCTTTCCACATTTTTTTCAATCCAAATGAGGCAATAACATGACCGTTATTAACAAAAGAAAAACTTGATCCTAAAGAATAATAAACCTCAAAATTGTTTGTATCTTCTGGTAGTCTCCAGGTTTCTAGTGAACCATCAGAAGGTGGATTATCTAAGACCTCTTTCATATGCCAAGGCTCAAACTGTATTACTCTAAACGTCATTCTTCAAATGTAGATAATCTTGGATATAAAGCTAATACGGTTAGAGGTAACGGCTGATCTTGGACCACGAATATAAATCCGTCAGTATCGTAACCACTTGAAAATTCAACCTCTTTGTCTCCAGTAAATAATGGTATAGCTTGGTCCATTGCATCTGCTGATGATCTAAAGGGAATTATATCTGCCACATCTGCGTTTTGGCCTATTTTAATTCCTACTGATCGAAAAACCCTAACAGTAACATCTCTTATTCTTTTTAATCTTCCTTGTGCAGTACCTTGAGCTGCACCAGCGTCTATTCTCATAGTCTGTAATGTAGATGTATATGGTAATCCAATATGTGCTGATACCGCATTTCTGTTTAAAGAAAATGATCCGTCAGCAGCTACAGTAACTTGAGGATGAGCCGAACCATCAGCAAGAACATTTACAACCTCACCAGCTAAATGAACAGCACCACTAAATGACGAAGCAGCAGCACCGTAATAGGATAAACCACTATCAACAAAGTAAGCATCTTTGACTTCTGTTCCAAAGTCTAAATAATTTAATCTTTCAATATATCTTTTTGTTTCTCCACCAACAGTTCTTTTTACAGATAGATAAACTTGGTCTTCATCTAAAACTCCTGGAATAGTAGCAACACTTTCAACAATACCGTAAGGATAAGTAATTGCATTTAATTTTGTAACAGCTGATAAATTATTATGAGCTGCGGCAGTAGTTGAATTAGCACCTCTTGTGCATCCAGTAAAACTAGTTGCGGTTACGCCTGTGTAAGTTATTTGTTCAGTACCAATAACGACAGTTCCTGTTGATGTAAAATCAGCAGTTGATCCTACAGGAATTGTGGTAACAGAATTATTTATTGCTGAAGTTAATTTAGATGTTGATTGAACCCATTGACCACCTAAAGTTTGAGTATGCCAGGCAATAACACTTTCTTCTCTTCGGTAAGTCATACCAGCTAACTTGCCATTGTTTAAAGTACACCAAAGAATATTATCTGGCTCTTGCATATGAGATATAGATTTTATTCCAGTCTCAGTTATGTGTTCAGATAAGATTGTCATATCTGGAGCTTCATAAGAGTTAGTATCAAAACTATAAACTAGCTCTCTTATTTTTCTTCTGGCCCTTTGAACAAATAGAGTTACATTTCCTACTTGAGCTGGTTGTATATCAGCTGATCCATAATTGGCTTGTCTTTTAATTTGTATATTAGTTGGTGTTACAGGGGCATCAGTTCCAGAGGCTTGAACTGCAAATTCACCACCAGAAGTTCCTACAATTAAAGATGATCCTGATGATAAATATCTAATAACATTAACCTGGTTAGAACCTAGTGTATAAATTAATGCGTTATCATCTGCCGTGCCTAAGTTATAATTTTCAAAATCACCTGAAGCAGAAAAGAATAATGTTTGGGGATTATTATTTGTCCCAGCAAAAACTAATCTTTCTTCATAGAAAGCTACTGCTCTTGGATAACCAGTATTTCCACTAAATGCACCTAAAGACCAATTTCTATTAGTGTCTAAATCAGTACCGTAATAATTAGAAACAACACTACTTGTGGTTCTTGCACTTGAAGAGTTCCAACCCATGTAACCAGTTAAAGTGCTTCCCTTAAATGGACTGCCTTGAGCATTACTTTGACTAGCGGTTTTTGTTCCTATCTGATCACTTGGTGCAAGTAATAAAGTATCATCTGTAGACTTAACAATTAAGTAAGGTGGCTTTTGATCATTGATCCATGTGTTATCTGTTGTATAACTTCCATTGCCAACAGTAAGCTCAACAAACATATTTTCTTCAAAACCTTCGGTAACAAAACCTCTATTCTTATCTGTTATTCTATCGTTATGCTCTAATCCTGTGCTTGATGGATCACCATCATCAGTACCAATACCAACGCTTACATAATTAGGAACAAGCTCTGATCTTCCATCTTCGTTTTCTTGAACATCACCTTTAATAACATTCTTCCATGTTACTGTTGCATTGGCAGCGTGAGTTGCAGCCGTTGTTCCACCATAACCTCTTGTAAGAGAAGTTAGATTATTACTGCTAGTAGCATTATAATATATTAACTCGCTACCAATTTCTACAATACCTTTACGAGGTATATTTGAATTTGACGCTAAAGTTAAAGTGGTAACAGAAGGGTTAATTTGAGCATTTAAGGTTTTGGTTAATAATCCAGTAGCTTTGACAAATCCATCATGTACTCTAATTGGCCTTCCAATATCTAAAGAGTTAAATCCAGTGCTATTATTAATTCCCACTAAAGTAGGTTGAAAATCATCAGCCCCATCAGCGCCTTTCGTTTTTGTAAAAGCTCCTAAGTATACAGCACCAGTTGCTCTGTCTGCGTGTGTAGTACCATCATATGAAAATAGATATGTTTCTTCTAAATTCATATCCATCATTGGACCAAATCGAAAATCTACTTCAGTTAAGGTCCATGCTGTGTGATCCATTCTTGTAAGCTTTCTAACCTGGTGGTTTTTATGACACAAATACATAACATCAGCAGACTGAACAAATTTAATTTCATCAAGCTCGTTCTCTAAATACGGAGAAGAAATTTCATAAGCAGAACCGCTGTCTACTATTTGTCCGCCATCTTTATAAAAACGAATATATTGGTTACCAAACTCCATGACATAAGTTTGAGTTACGTTAAACTCAAAAGGAATTAACCTAATCGCTTTTGAATTATCTTTTACCTCTGATATAAAAATTGCACCTGGTCTTCTTGCAGCACCCCCGTGAGGATGAACAAGAAAATTATTAAGAGTTTTACAACCTTGAAAATATTTATCAAAATCTGTTCGGCCATCCATTCTTGGAGAAAGTTCTCCAGCCGTAAACCCTGTAAATGCTGGTGCGGATTTAACCATTTTAGTACCTTGAATTTATAAATGTATCTGAAAGAATTGAGCCACTATCAGCTACGCCTGTAACTGCTCCTGGCGTACCTTCTGTAGCATCAACAAAGCGAGCTTCAGAAAGTTTATTAGAATATAAATTGTACATATCCTGTACAAGGGTATTAGAACCTACAATGGCGTATGCAATATCTGCTGCCATTCTAGCTGCTATTGTTTCTACCAGAAGTGTGTCCCATTGTTGAGGATCGTTAACTCTTCCAATGTATAAAATATTTATTGTACTTTCATCGGTTAAAATTTTTCTTCCCTCTACACGATGAATTGTATCAAGCTGTTCAAGTGTTAATAATCTTAAACAATACGGATCGGTCGGAAGTGTAAATTGGTATGAGAATTCAAACTTTGGGGAAGTAGCATCTGGTGCTAAAGAAGTTCTTTGAATAAGGCAGTTCCAAGGATGTGCCCTCATAACGGCATCTCTTACAAACTCATATCGTTGGTTGCAAATTCGACCCGTTTTACTGTCTTCAGTTAAATCTAGTATATTACTTGCACCAATCATATTTAATGCTGAATTACAAATGTTGACATCTGATACTGCCATTTTAAACCTCTATGTTTAGATAATTGTTTTTCTTTTTTTCTTTGGAAAGCCAGCTTTCATATTTGAATAGGCTTTATCTGAAACTGTAGATTTTTTCTTGGATCTACTTGTTCCAGCTTTTTTTCTTTTATTCATGTTTTTATATAAGGACATTTTTACCTCAAATTAAATATGGGAAGGCGATAACTCAACCTTCCCATATTCTTTTAGTTATTAACTAACTGTATAGTAAACCACAGTCGTAATAGAACCACTGATGGTTGCGCCACCAGTTGTTACTAAAATGTCTGTAATTGTTGATGTAATTTCATCACCTATTGTTGCGATTTTACCATCGACTGATAAACTAATTAGTTTATTTGCAGTATTGGAAGCAGTAGCCGCTACATATTTGTCAGCGGTTGTTCCATTGCCTACAGCTAAAGTTGAAGAACCACCTAAAGCGTCAGCTTTAACGTGAATGTCTACAATTCTAGCACCGATAGGTAATCTTGCTACAGTGATGTCAGATCCAGAAGCAAGCGAGCTTGCTTCATAAGTGTCTTTAAAAACTCTTACTGATCCATGTACATCACCAGCACCTGAAAGCACTGTTGGTGTTGCATCTAAGTTAGTAATATTTGTTGCTTTTACACTAGCCATTTTCTATTACTCCCTTACTCGGTACATTCTATTGATACGACTTTAGCTTCTTCCATACGGGTAGATCCAAAATCTGCACAATAAAATACTTGTGTTGAATATGATTTATCAGCTCTTTCGTCAATTTTTGCACTGACGTTTTTGCCAACACCTAGTAGCAATCCATCTTCAGCCCAAGCAAATGCAGTTCTGGTAGTACCAGATTTAGCAAGTCTGTTTGAGACAATGAATTTAAATCCAAGGAAAGTATCTACTTCGCCTTGCACTAAAGCTTTTACAGAATTGTAATCAGCTGAAGTTACTGTTGTGTTGTTTAATAAATCTTCGACTTGCTCAGGACTAACAGCAATATATCTACTGATTGACGGGTCTACGCTACCTAAGTCTAGCTTCTTTTTAGCTTCGACTAGTTTAGCAATAGTTAGACCAGCTGATCCGTGTACTATTGTGTTTGTTAATGCCTGTGATCCAGAACCAGATTTTCCTGTAAGTGCAGCACTAGTTGCGGCAGAAATGATACTATCATCCATTGCACGCCCCATGGCAGCAGCAGCAGCTCTAGCATATGTTGATTTAGGATCAGCTAAAAGTCTAACTTTGTCGCTGTCGTCAATCAAGTCTGCCCACTCATAAGTTTCAGTCACCACCATTCTTCTTGAATGTGGTGTTTCTACTAATGGTGTGTCAGCATGACGTGAAGTTCTTTTAATCGCAGCAGTTGAACCTACTTGATCAAAAAATGCTTTTTCGCCATTAATGCTTTCTTCTCTTACTGCATTACGCAAAAGTGATCCCATTTGTTGTGACAACAGATCAATATTAGCTGAAAACTGCTGCACAAATGCGGTCGTTATTTGATTACTCATTTGTTTCTCCATATAAGTAAAAAAAACGGTTACCTCACGAAATGTGAGACCTATTATAAAAAAGGACTATCGTGTCCACTAAAACGGAGGGGCAAAAGCTTATCCTCTAAAAAGATTTAATATTGTAGGACCGAAGTTTATCTACTATTAAACCTAACTGGCATCGCCAGTTATTTCTGCTATTTGCTCACGAAGAGCTAAAGCTTGATTGACATAATGTTCATGCTCTGGATGTTTTCCATCCCAATACGGAGTATTAGGTGCAATTAATTTTGCTATCTCAGCTTGAATTTCATTTGGTGTTGAAGCACCGCTTGATTTCATTCCACTAAGATCATCTTCGCTAATTTTGTCAGTCATAAATTTTCCAATGTCCGACATAAGACGAACAAAGTTTGGATTATCTCCAAGCATAGTTCCGTCAGCCATTCTCGTAGTTGCCATTGCATTGGCAGTTTCTTTGCTGCCAGCAAACTCATTTATTGTTGCTGTAGCTAATTGTTGCCTATCATCATAAGCATCACCCCATTGAGACTTTAGTTCTTGGATAGCATTATCTCTTAAACTTTCTAATGCTTTTGTATTTGTCTCTAGTTGAGTAGTAGAAAAGTCATTATAGTTGTTAAAAAAAGTATCGGCTTGCTCTTGGGTTAGACCACTATCAAATGCGGCTTTTCTAAAAAAGTTAACAACATTGTCAGGTGTATTATCGACAACATCAATTTGATAATCATCAATACTTCCTGGCCTTCCTATTTTACTATAAAACTCAGCTCTCTCTTCTGGTGTTGCGTGTTTACCAGGTAAAACAACCTTATCAGCTCCTATTAATTTTTGTGCATTAACATAACTTTTTGCTAATGCTCCTACATCAGTTATATTTTCTAATGAACGATGTGTAGCTATCTCCTCTGGAAGTGTTGACCTCCAATCTTGAACACTAGCACCGTCAGACGATGTTTCCACCGCTGCCTGTTCGGCAACCTCTAGTTCAGACATATTTTCTCCTATGTTGGTTCTGTTGATATCTGGGCAAGAATATCATTTGGGTTTTGTTTTTCTTCTGGCTCTTTCATACTTAAAAGCCACAAGACTACGCTACGCTGCCCTTCTGCGTAAGCAAGTTCATACGGATCAATTTTCCCCGTAGGAATTGTTGAAGTAAAAACAAAAAATCTTTTGGATAAGTCGTTTAATACTTCTGTTCCAGTATAAGACTTAAAAAGTTGCTCATAGTTGGACTTTGTTGTTTGCGATTTTTTTATTAATTCCTCTTGTGTTGTCATCCTCTCCTCCTAAATTTTTATTCTCCGTCTAAAGCTTTTAATGCTGGTGCGGCTTTATTCATCATTTCTGCATCTTGCATTTGCTTCATCTGCTCTTGTTGTTTGGCTTGATCTTGTTGCCTTTGGTATCTAATGCCAGCTATTTCTTCTTCACCCTTAGTTACTTCAGCTGGTATACCTAGAACTCTAATTAAATGTCTTGCTATCCCATCAATATCTAAGAAATCAATAATTTTAGGATCGACCTGGGCCAATGGCTGCATCATTTCAAATAGCTGCATTGTAGATTGCATATCACCTTGTTTCTGAGCTTTAGCTAATGGTGAAACATATTCAATATCAACATCTCCACCTTGTAACATTGCTGGTGGCTGTGCTAATTTTTCTGTTCTCATTAATATCATAAACACTCTACTAATTAATGGCTGTAAAAGTTCGGCTTGTAACCTTCCTAATACTGGACCAAGTAGTTGCATTTTTTCATTAGATCGAGCCTGGACTTCAGTCGCTGTCATTTGTGGCCCGCCCACGCCCAGCTGTAGCTGATCCACATAAAACGCAGCTCGAATTGCTTGTCTACGCTGCTCCTCCATCTGAAGACCGAGTGGGTTATTTGCCCCAATATTTAGGGGCTCTAATCTATCTCTAGTTCCAGCTCGGTAAAAATTTAATCCGCCTGGCACTGTCCTGATAGGTAATACAAAACCATCATCAGGTATCATCAATGGAGGGTCGACTTGCTTTTGTGCAGATCGAATTGTTACCTCTGACATTTTGTTAAGCATTTTAATATCAGGTAATGCAGTCATAGCTGGGCTACGGCCATATCCCTGTTCATTGCTTGCCTTTAAATATCTTGGGCACATATATGGAAATTCGTCAAAACCACTTTCTGCAATTATCTCTACAGTTTCTGGGTTTATATAAATTGACGCAAAAGGTTTGTTGTCAGAAGTTGGCCTGGTAACATCCCTATCTGTTCTTGAAGTAACAACATGAAGTAATTCAATTTCGTCACTTGGATCATTCTTAAAAGCTTTTTCAAGAGAAGCTGTGTTTCCAAATTTATCTACAGCAGCTCTAGCTGAAATTTTAAATTTTCTAAATACACTATCTACTCTTCCATTTGCATCTTCAGATAAAAAACACTCAGAAATATGTCTTGTAGAAAAACGGATATCAAATTCATCATCCATTTCAACAAGCATCACACCCGTACCAAAAACAATAAGGTCATGATAAAGTTCATGTATTTGTTCCTGAAAATTACTTCTGTGAAAAGTATTGTACATTTGTTTTGTAGCATTATCTAACCAAGTCTTTGCTTCATCACTTTGCTCTAACTCTGGAGAAGTAAATCTCAAACTAAACCAAGGAGAAGAAGCGTTAGTTAACATTCCATGTAAGCTTGCGGATAATAATTCAGCAGCATGAACAGCTGTAGCATCAAAAAGATTAACTGTTCTTTTTTCCCCAGGAGAACGTGTATTAACTATATCGCTTTTTCTAGGGGCAACATAATCACCAAGCTCTTGCCAGTGTTGTTCCCATGTTGATCGTTGTGATTGTAATGCACTAAATCTTTTTACGAGCTTTGATGCTTTGTCAGTTGCCATTTCTATATCCTATGATTTTGCTGCTGTTTTTTTAGCAATTAAAGATGGTGTATTTAAGGTTGGTTGACTGAGTAAACCTGACCCAGCAAAAGGATCGGAAGCATAATTTCTTCCAGCCGTTCCCATTCCAGTAAATCGTAATCCTTTTTTACCAGCATCTTCATCGCCTATATGAACAACATTCTTTGGCATAACAAAGCCTTTTGGTTGGCTATCTTTTTTCTTTTTCTTCTCATCACGTTTTTTCTTATCTGCTAATGTTTTGCTCATAGGTTGATTAAGGCTAAAATCCCAATCCCAAGCATCTGATAAGGTTGTCATATTAACACCAAAAGCAGCTAATTGTGATCGAGTTAAATCGCCATTTCTAATCATTGCTAACAATCTATTTCTATCAGCACCACCAGCTGTATAAAATAAATGAGAAGCTTGTTGTTCTGTAGAAAAATTAGAAAATGTTTCGTTTCCAAATAATGTCTCAAATGTCTTTTGATCTATATCTCTTCCAAAAATACTAGAGTAGGTTTCATTAAAAGATGTATAATTGTCGAAATCATCATACCACTCACCAGTTTTTTCTTTTTCATTAGCATCCCAATTTTCTATAGTATAATCTTCGTCAGTAAATAAACCCCCAGCCCTACTAATAACCCTACCGTCTTCAGTTAAGACTATTTTAAAACTTGTGCCGCCTCCGAGGTTACTTGATCCCATATAAGCAGATGTATCAATTTCATATACCCAAACTCTTTCACCATTCATTGTAGCTTGAGTGTACCCGCTGTTTTCTAGGTTAGGATCAATATCTTCAAAGTTCATAAAAGTGGTTTCAGATACAGTTGAGGTTTCACCATATACAGAAGACCATGTTGTTTTATCTACATCGCCATTATTATTTTCTGTTGTTGTAATTTCTTCTTCATCTAAACCACTTTCTGTGGCGCTACCTTCAGTTGTAAGGCTATCACCGCCACCATCATTAGCAGCTTCAACACCATTATCGACTTCATCACCTTTGGCATCTACTACACCATTAACACCACCATTTAAGATTGTAGAAAAATCTATGCTGTTTAAAGATGAGAGATCAAGAAAACTACCCCCGCTGTATAAACTAGAGAAATCAAAATTACTTAAAGTAGAGCTATAATCGAAATTTGTTAGGTTTGTGTCAGTAGTGTTTGAAACATTGTCTATAATGTCATTACTTTCTTGCGTAGCATTATTTACAGTCTTTCCAAGATCAGCAGCATTATATGTACTTACTAAACTTGTATCTAACCCTGATGATGCCAAAGTTGTATCAGCTACAGATTGATAGTTTGGTAGATCTTCCATCCAGCTAAAATCTAAATTAACACCCATTATTCCTGTCCTTCTTGCATAGCTTCAAAATCAGCTATTTGTTGATTTGCATTTTCTTGTGTGGTGGCAACCCTGTAGTTAACTGGTGCTGGTGTTATTAACCCCATTGGTCCAGTAACTATTGTTTTTCTTCGGCCATAAGCTTTAAATAATCTTCGCCTAGCTTCGATAACTAAACTGCGGTTTGAATATATAACCTGGTTAGGTCTAGCACTATCCATTGGGTTACCAGTAGGATCGATTTCGTCACTACCAGCAACAAGAGCCACATCCACGGGGTCATCTTTTAATATATCCTCTGGACTTCTTAATCTTTCTGGCTTCTTTGCCAGTACATATTCCCCTGTCGCATAATCTAAATTAAACATCATGCCTTCAGGTGCGGCATCCCCTGTTACAGGGTTCGTTAATAAACCTTGTCCAATATTTTCAAACATTCTTATCTCATTCTAAAGTAATTGCTAAAGGGTCGTAATTGCTATCGGCATATTTCTGCGGGGCTCTTTGTTGATCTCTTATTTCCCGAATACCCACTGCAAGATATCGGAAAGCGTCAGCAGCATGGCTGGACCAGTCATGAATAGGAGATGGCCTAAAAGATCTTTTCTTTTCATCATATGCCCTGTGATATTGTCTTAACGCTTCCAAGCCTTTTTTAGTTTTTTCAGTGTCGAAATAACACCTTTGTAGTAAAAGTTGAGCAGCGTGTATGCCGTCTTCAATAGGTAGTTTAGGGCACACACGAAAGTTGAGACCAAGATCATAAGCAGTCTCACGCCTAGACTTTCCCGTACCCAATTCACGGACCTCGATATCATGAGGGGCAATGTGATCGTTATATATATAGTTAAGGCTAGCCAAATACTTAATGTAGTGAGGTAAGCCTTCGTTGCGATTTTCGTAATAATCAATAACATTTATCTGTCTTCCTATCTGTTGAGTGAACCATATGGCGGTGCTGTCACCTATTCCCAAATCCCAATAAGTTTGCACGGGATATGCGGGGTCATATGGTATGGTTGTAATTCTTTTATCTTCTAATGCTATTTGCATTTCTTTGCCGTAGATCGCACCTGGCACATTAGCCACCCAGGAACATTCAAACTCCTGTTCGTACTGATCATCGGTCATCATGACCTTGGCGGCCGTCAATTCTTCTTCGTCTAATATTCCTGTTTCTGATGCCTTGTATAATATCGTATACCAATCATCTTCATTTGATGCCTTTTCATAATAGTCAAAAAACATATTGTGCCCTCTAGGAGTTCCTATAAACACACACCAACCTTTTCTATCTGAAAGAGCTGGTCTAATAATCTCTGGAAAGATGGGCTCTGGCATATCAGCCACCTCATCCATAATACATCCATCTAAATAAATACCTCTAAGGCTGTCAGGGTTCTCAGCTCCTAGAAGGGATATACGAGCTCCATTTGGAAGGTCGCATCTTAATTCTGTTTCATGATACCTTACTCCAGGTATCTGTTCCGTAAATTGCTTTACATAATCCCAAGCAACAGCTTTTGCCTGTCTGTATGTGGGAGCAAGATAAGCAAACCTAGGGTTAGTTTTATCGCATAGTATTGCTGCTCTGAGGACATGGTTTATTGCCATGACTGTTTTACCAAATCTTCTGTGACACACTACAACGCCCCATCTATATTTATCTAAGGCATAATGTAGTTCTGCCTGTAATGGTCTTGGCGTATATGGTATGACGATCTCAGTCACTGTTAGACACTCCTCTGTTTGGTTATAACGCACCTCCAGCCGCTCCCGTTTCTTTGGGGGGGTAGGGGTCGTAATGGCTGAAAACATACCCCCCATGCTTAATTATTTATTGTTGCGGGTGCTGATCCCGAAACATATGGCTATTTACTGCGGATAATCTACAGCCAGAGAAGATATAGAGAAGATAATCATAAGCTTGGCCTATGTTATCTGCATCCTCGTGCGTGCGAGTGCTGACACGCAGCGTTAAACACACACACTATTCACTAGGCTTTACAAGCTTCATGACTTGAGCAGTATTAGTACCATTACTCTCATCATCAGCAGTATTCTGCCATGATAAGGTTATGACACCTGTGTCCTGTTTAGTATCTACCTTGTTTGTAAGACCTTTAGGTTGCATCTGACGTGCTCTTTTATCTAGCCAATACGATGCCTTATCTCGTCTTAAAACTTCACTGTGCTTCTCTTTAGCGTCTTCAGGGAAGGGTTCATTCCATATATCAGCTATCTGATCCATTAATACTTCTGATTGAGCAGCTCTTGCTCTAGCATATCTTTCATATGCCTCTTCAGTGTCCTGGCAATGCCGCAGCACTGTTCTCCAGGATGGTAAGTGAGTTTCTTTACATATAGATGTTAAGCTCTCACCAGATACAATACGATCTAATACTTCAGTAAATTGTTTTTCTGATAATCGTTCTTTTTTAGGCATATATAGTTACCTCTAAAGCTTCTGATTTAATAATAAATACTGTTGATTTAAATCGTTGTTACTAGGACTGACATTTATAAGAAAGGGAGGGAGATTAAACACCAGCCCTAGATTACAATGTTGATAACTACCTATAATTATGAGGAGAGGAGAACAGATAGCTATCCAATGTTAACTAATTAATAACATTATTCGTATCATTCGCAACATTAAATGACATAACTGTTAATAATATATAGACACTTGCTGTCAATCAGTATTGTCATACTAAGTCAATCATTATACATTTAAACAATGAGGGTATTAAGCTTATTTGACGGATGTAGTGGAACACAAATTGCATTAAACAATTTAGGTATTAAAGTTGATACTTACTGTGCAAGTGAAATAGATAAATATGCTATTCAAATAACACAAAAGAACTTTCCAGATACTGTGCAGCTTGGTGATATTAAAGACATTAAAGGTGAAGATTTACCTGACATAGATTTAATAGTAGGTGGCTCTCCTTGTCAGGGGTTTAGTTTTGCGGGTAAGCAATTAGCTTTTGATGATCCACGTTCAGCATTGTTCTTTGAGTTTGTTAGATTGTTAAAAGAAGTTAAACCTAAATACTTCTTGCTTGAGAATGTTCGTATGAAACAAGAGTTTCAAGATGTTATATCAGAACAAGTATCATCTATATATCCTGAGTGTTCTAATAATGGTCTATTTGGTATCGAACCTATTCTAATTAACTCTGCATTACTTTCAGCACAGAATAGAAATAGATTGTATTGGACTAACATACCAAACATTGAACAGCCAGAAGATGTTGGTTTAGTATTGAGAGATGTGTTGGAATATGAACCAGAAGAATTTACAAAGATGTCAGATAACTTTCTCAAAAGAAATGGAGAAAGAAATTGTATGATTGATGATACCAAAGAAAAGGCTCACAGTTTTTCTGCTATGGATTATGTAAAGAATGGAAGGCAAGGTAACTATTTAGCCTGTGATAATGAAGGTAAGCCTACTTACAATACAACGAAACAAGTCGGTACTGCCGCAGAAATAAATGGTCATGACATATTAAAGCGAGTGTACTCAGAGGATGGTAAATCACCTACACTTAACTCAATGGGTGGTGGCAATAGAGAACCTAAAGTTGCTGTTAAAGGTGGTGCTATCAGAGGTAGATATAATGATGAGGGTAAAACTAATCAGCATTTAGAGATACGAAAGGATACTAAAAGTAATGCTATTACTACAGTACAAAAAGATAGCATAGCAGTTAAAGAAGAAGAACTAACTTGGCGTAAGCTAACGCCTTTAGAATGTGAGAGATTGCAAACAGTTCCAGATAACTATACTGATGGAGTATCAAATACACAGCGATATAAAATGCTTGGTAACGGATTTACTGTAAAAGTTATTGAGCATATCCTCAGTCATATGAGTTGAAGTTGGTAGTATAGCCTTATAATCGCATCTATAAGCTTTCTTTTAACGGTCCTATGATCTATGGCCATAATCTTTGCTACTCTATGCCAATTAGGACCACGCTCTCTATATCCAATGCCTGTATTTTTATCGTTAATAATGGAGCTGTGTGCTACTGCCCAGATAAGCCTTCTTTCATCCAGGTTGATCATTGATGATAACTCTAATGCTTTGTCATAGTGATCTATTTGTTTTGCTGATGCTCTAATTTGTGGTTTAGCTCCGCTATCCCATCCATAAGCATCCCAGGCTATTTTGTGATCAGGCCAATAAGATAGTTTCTGCTTACGAAAGACAGCTGGCAGTATTTGCTCTATGTATGCAGCTTCAATAAAGAAGTCATAAAGTTCTGATACGTCATGTTCGTGGAACAGTTTTGAGGCCAAGAAATTTCTCCATTTTGGTTAACCATAAGTTCTTTTGTTGATCATTCAGGTTTGATGCATTGTTCAGGAGAGAGGCATATTTATCTCTAGATAGGTTTTTATCTAGCTGCTTGAATACACGCTTCCATCGAAAGTCTAGCGTGCCCATTTTTTGTCTGCTTGTTTTTGCTGCTGAGTAATAAGGGTTGAGCTCTTTTGCTACATCCTTAATAATTTTATCAGCTCTAGCTCTGCTATTAATAGCTTGAGAGCTATTAAGATTGCTATTATCTTTATTTCTATAAATTTGTTTGGTGGGTTGATTAGCGATCCCGCTATATATAGCACCATCGGTATCATATTTCGATTTAACGGTCAAGGTGCTCTCTTCTTTGGTGCTGTTTTCTGTAATACCTCGCTGCTTGTCGAAGCAATCTTTCCTCATCGGTTCGCATAACAATCTGTCGTTCATTGTTATTACCCAGGTACTCTCTTGGCGATAATGTGGTTGCTTGCAAACAAAACATTCTCCTAGCGGCAGCTCTGTGCCTTGCTGTTTTCTTTTCGAGACCTTCTTTCGCATACATTACAAACTCCTTAGTAAATACCATTTTTTAGCAATGGTTAGGGCAACGTCTAACCAGGTATAGTTTGATAAAGCTTTTTTTGCCTTGTTTGGAAATTGTGGGTTAGTTAGTGCTCTTGCTACATCTACTGAGCTAACATCTTTTTCTTTTTTTAATCTTTTTAGTTCTTCTGATGCAATCATTAATGCCTCTAAAGCATCGTCTATTTCATGATCTCTTGCCAAAGACTTCTCTTGCGGAAAAGAAGATAGTTTATTCAACATCTTTTCACTAATACCTGGCATTATTTTCTAAGCCACATTTTTAACATCTTCATTTTCTTCTTCTGGTAGATTATAAAAATCATTTGGTTTAACCGCACCCATTGTAAATTCTTGTATGTTCAACATGATTTCTTCAGCTGGTCTGGAAAAATCCTTGTGTTGAAAAGGTAAACAATACCTTCTTGCTACTGTTGCGTGTGACACCCCTATTCCATTTGCCAAAACTGAGTATGACATTGGCTTTCCGCCACGCTTCTTTGTATGTCTCCAATCCTCTAATCGCATCTTATTTATCTCCATGTGTCATAATGTGTTACATACTATGTGTATTTGCTTGACAGATCAAGTCAATGTCATTATTTAGTTTGACAGTAGCTGTCAGTATGATACTGATAATAGTCCGTATTGATTGCTCTTTTATTAATAATAAAAATACTTACAAGGGAGTTATAAGTGACATGGACACAAGAGCTAAAGTAAATATTGTAAAAAAAGCAGAGCAGATAGCGGTGCACAATCATATGGTTGACACTGGGAAGACACAAAACAAAATGGGAGAATTGATCATGGCGGCCTCCGAAAGGATTAAATCAAAAAATAATAACGTAAGCTTGCTTCAGGTTGCAGCAAACAATATGGGATTAACAAATATTGAGCTTGCACAACAATTAGAAAAAAGACCTGAGAGTATTTCAAGGCATATGAATGGTAAAACTCAAATCAGTATAGAAGACGCTGAAATGTATGGTAAGCTTTTAAATATTCCGCCAGCTATACTTTTGTTTCCACCTGATCCTGTACCAATAATTGGATATGTGAATTTTGAAGCTAATCCAAAAAACTTTGATCAGCCTGATATACTTGATGTTGATATTATAGAGGAAGAAAGATTTGCAATCCCGCCTGTTACCTTACCAAGTTGTAAAATACTTTTATCTAATGAAGAAGGTCATATGGCCTATGATAAGGTAATCATGCTTGATACAACACCAGGAGAACATTACTTACAAAAATTTTGTTTTGTTCGTATGACTAAAAAGTCTGCTGAGAAACACGGTGTTAGACCTATTGGATTTTATAAACCTTTTAAAGAGCCCCTAGGAAAGTTATCTTTGCTTGTACCTTTTACTGATAAAGTTTTAACTGAGTGTGAAGTAGAGGAAGTGTACCAAATATTTGCCACTGTTGATGGTAGGTCACATAGATCTGTATGGATGATCAAAGAAGACGATTATTTTAAAAGATAAATAACAAAAAATATTGTAATTGAGGGAGCTATATGCTCCCTTTTTTATTGCCTATGCCTTAATAAGTAATAGTAAATGATAGCAAATAACATTTATTATTGACATTGAATGTCAAATCAAGTTATCTTCCAAATCAATTAAAGATACGGGAGATATCATGAAAGGGAAATTATCAACACCAGATTGGGCAAGCAATTTAAATTACTATCATCATAGTAATATAAAATCAGCACCTTTTCACCTTCATGTATTTGATAAATGTTATAAAAGACCTTTAGTAAAAAAAGCATGGGAGATTATAAAACTTTCTGAAGATAAAGATCAAATACAAGAAGCCTGGAGAACTGTTAAGCTTCTACAGACTAAATCAGCACCCATGCAAGCTGGTACTACAGTACAGAAATTAGTAGACGCTAAATTAATAACAGAAAATGAAAACGATTACAAAACAGCCAAAGAAGAATTTTTAGCCTATGAGCCAGTAGATTGGGATGTGAGGGATAGTTTTAAACATCACTATTATTCCGATCTTGTTGAAATAGTTGCAGAGAACGCTATTTCTGGTCTCAAAGAGGTAAGTCAGCAGCTCGGATTAAATAAATTCCTTGGGGAGAAGGAATATCTATTCGAGCTGCCTGGCTGTGCTTTGCCGTATAGCGGTAGAGAAGATTTTGAAAGCGGTCATATAGAATTAAAAACTGTATGGCCAACAGCAAATGAAAGATCAAAGACTGGGTTTTATAAAAAACCTTTACCAAAAGAACCATTAGATAGTTGGTTGGGCCAGGTAGCTGGTTATTGGTATGGGTCAAAAAAATCACCGACTATTGTTGTAGCTAATGAAGATGATTACGTCATTTTTAATTCTGATAACTGTTCAAAACTTTCTGACGAATATTTAGATCAAGTTATGCAATCAGCAATAGTTACTTGTAAAAGACGGGAAAATATTTTGAGAAAAGCAAAAAATGTTAAAGAGCTTTTTGATTTAATAGAGCCTGATTTTGGTGATTGGCGATGGAATAACATGAACCCTGATCAAAGGGATTTAGCAAAAAAATTATGGGGACTTAAATGAGAAAAATTAATTGGGATTGGACACCGCCAAGATGGGGGCAATATCTAATGGTTGTTATTGTTGTTTTTCAAGTGTGGATGTTTTTAGGAGTAATCGGATGAGCTACATGGAATTTTTAAGAATAGTTTTTTTTGGTATGGCAACAATCTTATTTGTTATTTGGATTATTGATATGACGGTGAAGCTATGATGCAAATTCAATTAGAAAGAACGCTTTTAGATTTAATGAATACTTCTTACAGAAATAAAAGGGAAGAAGCATTTATAGATTTTCATGAAGACAATCCAGAGGTTTATGAATTGTTTGATCAATTTTGCCGAGACTATATTGGCAAAGGTAAAACAAAGATATCGGCTGCAATGATTATAAATAGAATTAGGTGGGAAAAAGAAGTCATGACAAGTGATGATGAATTTAAAATTTCAAATAATCATCAACCTTATTATGCACGAGAGTGGGTTAAGAAAAATCCACAATACAAAAGTTTTTTTAATTTTAAAAAGGTAGAGGGAGACAATGAAAGAGTTATTTGAGACACTATATAATATTGACGTTACTAAAATGAAGGAAAAGAAAGGTAAGTTTGATTATGTTTCTTGGCCTAATGCTTGGAGAATATTGGCTACATCTGATATTGTAAAAAGCTTTGAATACAAAACAATAATGGACCAGACTTCTGGACTTCATTATTTTAAAGATCAAGACACCAAGGAAGTATACATACAAACTGAATTAACTATAAACGGAATGACAATACGATGTCAGTTGCCTGTTACAGATTTTAATAATAGCCCAGTTAAAAACCCCCAAATGAACCAAATCATAAACACTGAAAAAAGATGTTTAGTTAAAAACATTGCATTGTTTGGGTTGGGTTTGGATCTATGGATTAAAGACGCTTTGTCCGATCTAGACGCTACAGAAAAAAATCAGAAGCCTGTTAGCTCTTCAATCAATAAGAGCAAGCCTCGCACTGATACCAGTGAAGCTCCAGCAAAGGGAATTAAGGTTGATCAATCCTTGTCTCGCCCTACTGTTGAAGCTTCGCTGGAGACTAAAGAAATCAAACCACCTTCATTAGAAAGTTGGGATGATGAATTTATATTGCAAGATTTTGGAAGAACAACAAATTTTTGGGAAGGTACAATGAAGTATTGGGGAACACTTAATAGTGCTGATGCTTTAGTCTCTTCCATGAAGCAATATAGAAAGCTGCATTTAGAAACAAACAAGCAGTACACTATTATAGGTAAGAAAGTTACCAAATTTTACACAGATAAATATAAACAATTACAATAGGAGTAGAAATGGGAAAACCACATTTTTCAAACAGTAAATTACAATTAAAACAATCAATGAACGCTAACGAGGGTTACTCAGGTGCACTATGGCTAAACTTAGGTGATCCAAAACTTGAAGCAGCTGTTGTTAACAAATTATCACAAGATGGAAATTCTTTGGGAATTAAAATTAGCAGTAAAAATGCTGATGCTGGTTATCCAGAGGTAGCACAATTTAATTTGTTTCCAAATGCAGACGCTGTTGAAGCCGCCGATCCATTTGATGATGCAATACCTGGATTTAATGAAGATGCTATTCCAGGCTTTGATGATTAATGCAATGGAAGAAACAATTCAAAAAAGTATTCTACTATCCGTTCCTGAAGCAGCAAAAGAGCTCTTCGGATCAAGCAGTGAAGGTAACAGGGCCAGAGTTCGGAAAGCTATCAAAGAAGGGTCAATACCAGTTAAGCAAATTGGAAAAAGAAGTTTTATTGCGAGAAGTACAATCACAGAATTTTCTTCTGTGGGCAGTGCCTGGAGAGATTAGACTATTAGTCAGGAACAACAGCGATGATGATTTTGTATATTATCGCTGCCCCGCTAATCCTACTAAAATGAGAAATATAGCAACAAAGTTCTTAATTGCTGCTTCTGAAGCAGAAAATGAGTTTTGGAATGATTTGTAAGGAAAAAAGACCCTTATAGAAGCCCATAGAGAGCTTTTTAGCATAACCTATATACTAGTTGATGTCGTGCCTATTAATGGGCAGAGATTCGAGGTATGGGGACAATTCGTCTAGCTCTGGATTTTCTACTAATATTCTATTAACATTTTCAGTTGTTCGATCCAATGCCTTTTGTTTTTCGTGTTCTGGTAACATTTCAAAAAAAGCTAACTCTGCATTAGTGTGATCTATAAGATTAATTATCTCTTCATCTGTAAGGCCAAACTGTTTAGCAAAATTAACCATATTTAATCTTAGGTCATCGCAGCCATCGTCTTGTGGTTCAAATAATAATTTATCTCCCAGTGATGGCATAATTAATTCCCTTTATAATTTCAGGAGCAAAACGATTTTCAACAATATAGCTATCGCCTTTTGTTTTGCACTCAGGTTCAATTTTATCTAACCACCACCCTTCAGCACTTTCATTTAAAGGTGTAAAGGTTGTGTGATCTCTGTACCTCTCTATTCTAAAATTTGGATAATCAGTAAAGCATGGATCGCATGGCCCGCCCATTGCTTCTAATCTTTCCTCGAAAGCTTCATCCCCTATTTCCTGGAGGAGTTTTTCTTCCTCCTCCATATACCATCTTTTAGTACCGCCCATTATTAACTCCATGTATTGTTAAATTTATTGTAAATTTTTTGATCCCTTTCAGCGTCTTCCAACCAATGACTATAAATTTGATGAGTTGTTTTAATATCTTTATGGCCCATAATTGTAGTTACAGTCCAAAGTTCATCCTGAAAGTTTTGTAAAAGTTTAGATGCAAAATAATGTCTTAGATCATGCCATCTAAAACTATCAATACCAGATGCTTTTTGAGCTGGTATTAAAACCTGTCTCATAAAATAATTTGGACCAAGAACAGTTCCTTGAGCAGTTGAGAAAACTAAATCATTATCTGTAGAGAAATTAGATTTCATTTTCCAGACTTGTAATGCTTCTTTTAATTCTAATCTTAAAGGAATATCTCTAACACCAGCTTTTGTCTTCGGACCTTTGATCTGATTATTTTCATCAGCAGATTTGTTTACAGACAATTTGTTTTTTTCAAAATCAATATCGCCCCAGGTAAGAGCTCTTTGTTCACCCGCTCTCAGTCCAGTAGATATTGATAATAAAATTGCTAATTTGTTTTCGTGATTTTCAGAATAAAAATCAATGACAGCATTTATATTATTATCAGAAATTTTCTTAGCAAGATTATCTTCAAAGTTAACTTCATTTTGTACTAAATCATTTAGTATAAGTTCTCTAACAGGATTTAAAGCTGCCCATTTCATCTTCATTGAAAACTTAAAAAAGTTACTTAATGTGATAAGGTAATTTTTTACAGTCTTGTATGATCTACCTTTAGCTAATCTTTCAACAAGCTTTTCTAAATCTAAAACATCGATCTCATTAACATTCTTATTAAGATCAACCAATTCACTCATAACAGTTATTTTGTTAACTGAACCTTTATACTCTTTAGACTTAATTGTACCAGCTTCGTATCTTCTTTCTATATAAGCTACATAAGCTTCTTTGGCATTTGCCATTGAAGTTCTATCGCCTACTTTTACAAACACGCCATTGGTCTGCTGCACTAGAACATCTCTTTCATAATCTAATGCTTCTGATTTAGTATTAAAAAGTTTTCTGGATTGGCCATCAGCTGCGATCCATGATTTTGTACCGTTTTTTTTCTTAGTCTTATCTTGATATATTTTCATTGTCATCTCCCTTGACTATATTATGATATCTTAATTGATATCATATGTATATATATAATGACAGGATATGTCATAGTCAAGAGTGATTTTAAAAAACCCGCACTGTAACCCGCAAACAGCAATCGCAAAAACTGTTCAGAAATTTGCTGTTTCTTTCTCTGGATCGCTCACTGAGGAGGGGTAAACTGACTGATAATGGCAGAATACTGCTAAAAAGAGTGGCGGGAATGACGGGACTCGAACCCGTAAAATTGACCATTGATAACCTATAATTACTATATTAATTATGTTTTACTATAGATAACTTTTATAAACTATCAATAACTTCTTCTCTAATTCTTCTCTGAAATTTACATCCTTTTATAAATTTCTTTCTCTGAGTTTTTCTCTGAGATTAGTACATAGTTTTTTTAGAACGAGATTTAGTAGATGGCCTTACTACTGAGCCACCAAGTTTTTTAGGGTTGCCAGAACCAGCAGCTTTATTACCTGATGCACCAGTTTTTTTCTTTTTGGATTTAGCACCCATTAAAATAGATTTAGTTCCCATCATAGTTTACTCCTTTTGTAGTTAAGAAAATCCGAAGCAGTTTTCACTGACGGAAAGGTTGTTATAAAATCAATTCGACTTTCAGCTCTTGGATCAATCACGCAACATATACTTTGGCCATATTGCATTTCTTCATAGCCCAATCTTTTTCCGTAATGATCAAAGTGTTTATATCCACGAGCTCTTATTGTATGGCATACACGATCATGACCTGGCTGTTCAAAAGTTGAAGTTGCCCATGTGTGGGTATGACCACCAGCAATGATATCGTACTTAGACATAAACATTGCAGCTTTAGTCTGACCAAAGTTGGCAGCGTATTGTGATCTACCAGGATGATCATGAGCAGCATGAATTTTACAAGATACATCATTTGAAAATTGTACATCTAAACTTGCAGCCCATTCTTCATAGATAGTTTTTGGCTCTTTGATCCATTCCAAAATATCACCATAAGAACTATGCCAGAGATCGTGGTTACCTGAAATCGCTACAAGAAAATCATCACCAAGGCCATGTTCTTTTCCTAAGAAAAATTCAACAAGCTTCCATGTTTGATTTACAGTGATAGGACTATTAGCGTAAAGTTTACATAAATTTCCAATCCAGCTGTCTGCTGTATCACCTAAATTTATAACCTTCATTCCATCGGTATTACGAATAATTTGAACATCATCCATAAAACTTTCAATGTTCATTCCTGGGTTTCCAATATGTGGATCGCCCATAAAAACAATACAGATAGGTTTGTCGTGAGTAACCTTAATTGGCATAAGGTCTCTCTCATCTTTTGCTCTTTTATTATTCTTATAATTTTCAAGCATTCGTTCAACGGTTTTTTCAACAGGCTCTTCTGGATCAAAAGGTGGTTTAATATCAAACTCATCCTGGTCACCCTCCTCCAACCTATCAAATGCTTTATTTAATCTATGGTAAAATGTTGCATAAGACATTCCAAGAGACAGGGCCGCCTTACTTATATTTTTGTCGTGTTCTTTCCATAATGATATTGCTTGATTTAATATTCCATCATCAAGACTTGGTCTTCCAGCTTTATTATTACTCAAGATACTCTCCTTATTCTAGTTCTAATTCAAAGTTGACTTCTTGATCATTGTTCATCTCGATTATGTAATTGCAGTCTGTGCTTACACAGCGTAAACCTACAATTTCCATTTCTGCTTCATCTTTAAGAAATTCTAAATATCTTGCTTCAACAAAATAATTAATACCACCACACTCTGGGCAAGAAACCATAAGCTTTGGGTACATTGATAATACGTTCTTATTTGTCATTATGACCTCATATGTGGGTTAGTTCAGTATTGGGGAGAGTTTAAAAAGCTCTGTATGAGCTTCTATGAAGGTCAATTTCTTGAGTTTCTATTAATATTTATGTTTTCTGCTACTTTTTCAAAACTTCTACCAGCTACATATCCTGTTGTTCCAATCGTTAAAAGTGTCCACATTTCTTCTGGTAAATCAATTTGAAGCGGATAAGTTTGTCCGTACACCAGCAAGGCAATAACATTTAACAATGCAGCAATTAAATAATTCCAGGCAATAATTGCAATTATAACTAACATCAAAAGAGGTCTCCAATTAGATGTTAGCCAATGCTCAGATTTTGCTTCAGCTAAAATAATTTGAGTTGCACCTTTTTCTAAGACCGCTGAATTTCTAATTAACTCTAAATTTATTGCAGCCTCAATCTCTTTAACTTTTTGTTTGTCTTCAGGCAGCACTCTTTCTAACACCGTGGATATTAATGGTGAAAATAAAGTAAGTAATGATGTAAACATTTTATAAATCAAACAATATTGCTAAGAGCAATGATATAATTGCAAAGGCAGACGAAGCAATAGCAACCTCTATTCTTTTAACACGGCCTAAAGTTTCATTAGATAAGCTTTCACACACTACTTGATGGTCCTGTAAAGCCTGTTCTAAAACAGCTACTTTTTTATCAATATCTGTAACACTAATTTTAGGCATTAGATCTGTGTTACAGTATCGCCAGAGGTATAACTTGCAGCACTTGTTGATGCAGCTCCTCTAGTGCAACCTGTAAGATTTGTTCCATCTACTCCAGTGTAAGTAATCTTTTCATCACCTATTTGTACAGTACCAGATGTTGTAAATGGGTTTGAAGTACCGACAGGAATAGTCGTTACAGAGTCATTAATATCAGATGAAAGGCTATTAGAACCTTTAAAATCTGCATTAGCTGACCATGAAGAACCATCATGTTTGTATTTCCAACCCCAGTAATCTGATTTAGCATCTACGCCTGTATGCAATGTTGCATCACTTGTAGTACAATCTGCTATAATAAGTTCTGGCACACCGCCTTCACTAATTGTTGTTTCTGTGGAAGTAATATCTACAGTCTTACTATCGGTTAGATAATAAAGACTTATATTAGTTCCGTTTCTTACTATTGTTTGCATTGTTTTCTCCTTATAAAAAATTTGGCTTTGTAGGAAAAGCATTATTAGGAAAACCCTCTTGTGTTGGTAAATCCCTTAATGCTTGTCGGTATGTTGTAGCTTCTGTTTTCTGTTCGTTTGTTAGAGGGCTATCAGAAGCTAAAGCCCAATCAGTCTGACTTAATAAAGTATTTCTTTGTGACCTTATTGATTTTTTATTATCTTCAATAGTATTGGCTTCATTAACTAAATCATCATTAACTTCTAATGTTACATATTGTTTTGTTGTTGCATTATATATTTGTGTTTGTGCCATAATTTACTCCTAACCTATAATTGCGTAAACTGAAACTACGCCTTCCATAATTGCTACGCTTTGTGCTGCTTGACTAGCATTACCTATATAAAAGTAAAAACCATCTGCATAATTGCTAGTTGTTGCTCCAGTTGAAGCAGATGCTATACTTAAAACTTTTGCTTGATCATGATTACCTGAACCATAACGCCAAGAAGCATCATACATTAAACTCCCATTTCTAAGGGAATTTGTGTAAACTGCTCTACAGGTTAATTGACCACCATGTCCACTAGCATTGTTATAATTTTGTTTAGGATTATCTACATCATTTGCACTATACAAGTCGTAGCTTGTGCCATTAGCCCAATTTAACATAAATGCAGCTGATTGTGTTTTACTATTATTAGTAGCAGTACCAGAGTTACTATTCATATATGTAAAGGTATTATAAGTCGGACCTGAATAAACACTTGATGAGCCATTATAAGGTAGCATACATAAAAAATTACCATCTGACGCAAAACCAACACCATGAACATTAATTTCATACGACCTAACATTTGCTACAGTATAACCTGATGGCAAACTAATTAAAACATTTTGTGCTGTGCTAGAACCATCTACTCTAAAATCGTAAGAGCCACAGAATATTCTAGCATTTGATGGAGAAGGTAGATTAGTTAATTGTGAGCCATCTACAGCAGGTAGTTTTGCGTTTGCATCTAAGGCGACTGTATTATGTGCAGCAGTTCCTGATTTTACGCCTAATTGTATTTCTGTAGCTGATAATGCTTTACCTATAAGTTGCGTACCAGAAGTTGCTATTGCACCTGCATCTGTTGCAAAATAATTAGTACCTATAGTAAGAGAACTGTGTCCTTCAGATATACCACCAATAACATTTATTTTACCTGTAGCAGTATCAGATATTGCTTCAGCAGCTACGCCTAAATAGTTTGCGTTGTCTAGGGTTGTGGTTGTTGAGGCTGCAAATCTTGTTGTGGCGTAGGATATTTTATTAGAATTACCTTCGTCTTTTATACCTACTAAAACACCTTTACCTGTACCAAATGAAGCAGAACCTGGTCCAAATCTAGTGTCATTTGCAGATAGTTCTGCTCCAGTAGCAACACTAAATGATGAAGCTCCTGACGTTATAATTTTATAAGTAAGGTCGTCACCGTTTTCAGTATCTCTATAGAAAAACATAACTTTGTCTTTGTCATCATCAAATGTTTGAGCAAATATTACAATACTGCCTGAAGATGGATTCCATATATTAGCATGCCCTGCAAAAGATGCAGCATTAGTTCCTGCCGTTATTGTACCAATAGCACCTTTAACTGCGCCATCAGTCGCATTTTCATAAGCTACAAATACTTTATTATTTGTTGTGTCATAGCTTAAACTTACAGTACCTCCAGTATCTCCACTATCTAATAAGACATTTGATCCTACTGTAACTGTAGGAGAAGCGGCTGTGCCTCCTGTTTGAACAACATTAGCTGTAGCTTGATTATTAGTATTATCTTTATATGCGACTATTGTTCTGTTTGTATCAGGATCAAAAACTACATCTGATTGTGTAGTATGTGTTGTACTTAAATTTAATACTGTTGATGATCCTACAGCAGTATATGTTCCGTTTGAAGTATTATGAGAAATTGCTTTAACTTTAGTTACACCAGTTTTTGCATCAGAATACAAAATAACTATGTTATTAGTTGAAGTGTCATAACCTATGTGGTAGCCATCTGCTTGAATACCGTCAGCAGTTTTTACAACTGAAGTCTTTAAATCGCTATCAGAAGCTAAACAATAAGTCACTACTACAAGACTATTAATAGGATCATACGCAGTACCCATAAAGGAACTGTTAGGCTCTGCTGACTGTACCTGAAAAGTTTCAGCTGTGCTTGGGGTTGTTCCACTAATAGTTATGGTTTCCATTTTAACGTCATCACCTGTACCATTATACTGTATTACATAACATTTTCCATAACTAGGATTATACCCTACTTCAAGGTCATCTATAGCCTCCGCTTCAAACTTAACAGTAGCACTTCCGTATGTCATGTCTGTACCTGACATTGTGCCGACAATCACGTAACCATAACCATTATCATCTTGGTTATTGTAAGCTATAAGAAATTTATTTGCAGTTTCATCGTATGCCATAGATGTTTTTGTAGGTCGTTGAGCTTGCCACTGGTCTTGATCTCCAAAACTTATATTTGTTCCTGATATAGTTGCAACATGTGATTTACCAGTCATTTGTCCGCCTGGAACATTTGTATATACAACTAATATTTTATTAGTATCTGGACTATAAGCTGCAGCAATTTCTTGAGTATCTGTACCATTAAATTCTACAGCAGTTCCAAATGCAATAGTATTATCTGTTCCGCCAGTTACTGTTCCAACAATACCATACCCATGACCACTATCTCCACCATAATTTCTATAAAAAATAGCTTGTTTATTAGTGTTAGGGTCTTCAACTATAACTGGATATTGTGTATGTGCATTATTAAATGTTGCTGCAGTACCAAAAGAAATAGCATTAGTTCCTGCTGTTACTGAACCTACAATGGCTTTACCCTTACTGCTATCCCCACTATCTCTAAAAGCAACAACTACTCTACTTGTATTAGTGTCTGCAGATATTCTAGCACCTTTTCCGTTATCATCTATGCTGCCAGATTCAAATACTACAGGAGTACCATATGTAGTTGCTCCTGTTCCTGTATTAGAAATATAATGCACAACTGCTGTTCCATAATTACTATTACCTGAATCATTATAAACAGTAACAAATCTAGCAGATGTAGTGTCATACACAGTATGAATAGTTCCTCCTGTAGGTATGGCGTGGGTAGTAGATAATTCTGTTGTACCTAATGTTTCTGTTGCTTTTCCCCAAACTGTTTCTGCTGCAAATGTAGGTGTAGTTCCTGAAATACTTGCACTTCTTATACCGCCAAGAGTATCACTTGCTCTATAAGAAACATGGATTCTATTACCACCTGCAGTAATATGAGGCTGATTATTTATAGCAGATGTTTCAAATACAACAGGTGTACCCCAAGTTATAGTACCATCTGACCATGTACCACATACACACGTTCCGTAGCTGCTATTTGATGTGTCTTTATAAACTATAGCAAATGCACCTGAATTAGGCTCATAAACAGTAGAAACATTGCTATCACCTGTATCAGAATTATCCATTGTAGAATATACAGCACTAGCACCTGATGCTAAAACAGTAGCTTCTGCAACTTGCTTTGCTTTACCTGCAGAGGTAAGTACAACTGGTTTTCTAATAGCTATAGCACCGTCTGCGACTCTGTTTACAGTTCCGCCTGCAGGAAGGTTTGTTAATGCTGAACCATCTACAGCAGGTAATTTAGAGTTTCCATCTAATTGCACAGCATTACTAGCAGATGTACCTGCAGTTAATGTTGCTGCAGTACCAAGACCAAGATTATTTCTTGATGTTGATGCTGAAGTAACATCCCCTAAGTTACTAGCTTTAGACATAAATCCAG